TGGCATCCACATAGTCAGATTGTTTGTTCTCATTGATATCCACCATTGATCCCATACCAGCAGCTCTAATTTCTGCAACAAGAATATCTCTTTGTCTATTCTTCTCATCTCTAAGATTCTGAGCATCAATCTCCATTTGTTTTTGCTCTTTCTGTGCAGCAAGTTGTTGTTCTTGCATTTGCTGCTGTTGCTGCATTTCTTGATTCTTCTGTTGCTGTTGTTTTGCTTCAGATTCTTTAAGAACAGTATTGAGTTGTGCAACAGAGTCAGACTGAACAATTTTACCAAGATCATAGATAGAAGCTCCGGTAGTATTGTTTTGCATAGCCATTTGCTTAAGTTGTTCAAGAACAGCTCTATGGTTTGCAGTAGTGGTGGCAAATATGTTAAGGTCACGTAACAATAAGTCCGTACCATTAATCTCAAAGTTTACTTTTTCATCTGCTCCTGTAAGATATGTTAATCTTGCAGATGGTTTAGTAGAGTGATAGTACTGAGCTAAGTCTGTACGCATTTGGTGCACCCTAGGCATTAAGTAATCACAGTGCTGGATAAAGAACATCTCTGTCTGTGCATAAGACGCAGCAGCAGCTTGTTCTACCCCTGTAGCAGTCATCTGAGATAATTGTTGTCCCATTCTTTGTGGGTTAACACCAATTACTTCATATGCTTGTTGTTTAAAGTGGTTAGCTAAATTAACCCTAGACATTAATCTTTCTGTCTGAGATAGATCTAACTTCTGGAAATGGTTAAAGTTTAATGCATTCTCAGTGTTTGTAATAGAAGTATCCAATGGTAACATCTGGAAATTCTTCATTGCTACATATGCCTTAGACAAGTTACCCTTACCCCAGTCTTCTCCTAACGAGTGTCTAGGTAAAGAGTTCTGGTCTAACATGATTACAGTACCAAGTTCATCTACTAAGATATCTGCAATCTGATTGTTTACAATGTTGTACCCAATCTGGTATGGTTTCATCAAGTCAAGCAATGCTGTTGACTTAGTATTTCTATCTGAAAATACAGCTCCTTCTACAGGAAGCTTACAACCATATAGTGAGCTATCTCCTTTGAATTGGAACTTAAGAGGTCCAATATGGTTTCTTTCAACACCAATATAGATAGGAGAGAATCCACCAGGGTTATTCATACCCCAGAATGAAGGAATATTTGGTCCAATTTTTACACCACCCCAAACTTCATTGATCCAGATCCAGTCAATATGTTCTCCATATACTAAGTTTTCTTTAGTCTTATTCTTAAACAATCTGGTATCATAGATAGCCTTATCTGTGATCTTATAATCTTCAGTTACAATTTCTGTTTCTACTTCACCTATCTCATTGATTTTAGTAAGGTGTCCTACCTTACGCTGAGACTTCCAATATGCTGTAGTACAACGGAGTAAAAATGCAGTACCCTGGTCAAAGTAATCTTCTCCTTCTGCAAGGATTTGGTTAATGATATCACCACCATCATATACAGATCCCGCACGCATGGTTGTGTATTGCCTGTAGGCTAATGATGGCATACTTACATTCCAGTCATGAGTCTTAGTTGCATCATAGAATGAACCATCATTCTGCATACCCCCAATAGCATAACCTGCAGATCTAATTGGATAAACTGCCTCAAGTGCTTCCAACTGTTCTTGCGTCATGATATAACCATACTTATCAATAACATCAGATACGGTAAACATGTCAACTTTACCTACCCAGTTACCTTGAGAAATATATCTTGCATCTGGAGATTTGTGATAGAAAGTTAATGGTGGATTCCAGAGTTCTACATCATAGTCATCTTCCATCATGCGGAAATGCCAGAATTCTCTATCTGTAATTAATGAGTCTCTGAAAGCTCTTTCTTCTAACTCATCCATTCTAAATCTTTCAACATCTACTTGATGTTGGTGAGAAGCCCATTGCTCTACCATAGATCTGTAATCTTTCTGAAAGAATGACTCAATCTCTGGTAATGATTTTAAAGTTTCTGGTTGTAGTTGCTTATTAGCTTCTTCTGAATTAGGATCAAGTCCTTGCTCCATTAAAGCAGCCATAATTTTTGTCTGAGCATCTGCCATTAAGGTATCCTCTACCATCTTGCGTTTCTGCTCCATCATCTCATTATATGAGAAGTCATCTACAGCTCTATAGGTAAGTTTAGTGGATCTTTTAGCAAATTCAGCTACAAGAACATTAATAACATTTGGGATAATTGGATAGAACTTTAATTCTAATGCTGAGGCATCTTCTTTAGTTAATACCTCAACAATTTCTCTCATCTCATTGTCTTCTTCAACTATATAGTCTGTTCTGTCAATAATACCTTTTGCAAGCTTGTAGTTTTTCATTAGCCTGCGGGCATTTCTACGGATTTGCTTTAGACCATTCCATTCTAACCAGTCAAGATTCCAGGCAGCCCATTCGTCATCTTTATCTATACTGGATATAAACTGTAAGGGTTGGGTAATACTACCTAACCTATTATGTTTAGCCTTAGCTCCTTTTTTTAAATCTAATGCATTGTATACTTGCATAACTGTTATTTAATGTTTTTAAAGGGTGATCTTTTAAATCCTTGATCATTCCTATAAAATGACTTACCCATATGCCTAAATGGACTACTATTTAATTTAAACAAATTTTCTGACTTTTGCAAGTTTTTGGCTGCATCATCCATAATAGTTCTTCTAGCATAACCTCTGTTAGCCTGTTGAATTCTCATGAAAGCTACAAGTGCAGCAAATGATACAAGCCTATCCACGTTGACTCCTTCTGCATACTCTTGCATTTCTTTAAGTAACATGGGATCTGGAATGCGTTCTATACCATACTTAGTTCTTACAATAGTACCGTCAGGTTTAGTTTCTACATCTAACTCCTCTTTTGTATACTCAATTGCATAACTTAAAAGGTGTTGTTTAAATAATGTACCGGTGTTTTTCCAACCATACTCCTGGAATACGTTAGCATTTGCACCCAAGTCTTTTAAGAACATGATCTGACTCTTAGGTACTAAATACCTTTGTTTCTTTCTTGATATCATATACTGGATAAATAATGAGATGTTATTCTCAATTACTGTCCATGCATTATACCATTCTATAATTAGTTCTAGTCTCTGGTGAGTTTTATTAATATCATCAAATCTACCACACCATGCAGCTACTATTTTATCAGGTTCTATGTATGTTTCAGTTTCTACCCCAGTTACTTTAGTTACTTGTACAGGAGCTTTCATAACATAAATAGAACATAGTGATTCTGATGTTGTAGTCTTACCCTCTGATACGGGGTCAATAGAAGCATAGTACTGGCCAAATGTAGGATCTGCAATTGGTCTTTCCCACACAACAAGTACTCCAGTTTTATCTTCTGTTTTCTTACTTATTGGGAATTCTTTAATAGGTTGTTTGTCTGTGTTTCTTACAGCAACTTTACCATTCTCATCAGTAGAAATATCTAAGAACTCATAACCATATTCTTTCTCTTCTATTCTTCTAGATTGTGCAGCAACTAAGTGTGGAGGAAATATAGATACTGTTCTATGCGCAAAAGCTTCCTGGATGTTTCTTGGGTGCTGTGAAATCCTTAACTGGTAATCTTCTGGAGAAAGTTCTTTTTTCCATTGCTCAAACTGTTTATCAAGAGCAATTAAAGCTTCTTCTACAAGTGAGTTACCATACTCATCAATGTATGGAGGCATAGACCATTGCTCAGGAATAAACAAACCTGACATAGCCACAGTTCCTTTATTGTCTATAAGATTGCTTTCTACAGCATAAATATCTTTAGAAAGTGGATTAAGGATCATATCCCTCAATGGATTACACTGAGACAAGTCACCCACAGATCCTGCTGCAATGAACATACCTGTAGTAACCATACCTGAGCGCATGGCTGGGCGCATGTACTCATATGTCTGATCCATCTTAGGCGCAATACCAGCTTCCTCATGGAAGAAGTATTTTACCGGACCCCCTACACCATTTGTTGGATCTTTCTCAAATGACATACCTTGTATGGTACCTTTGAGACCAACTTCTGTTTTTCTGTCTCCCTTTCTTACCTCAATCTTCTGTTGCCACATCATTACCTTGTCTGGAGACATAGGTCTATACCATGCTGTATGCTCATTTAAGAAGGCTGCGTATTCCTGTAAGAACTTCCAGGATCCTTTCTCATTAATGTAGTCTTTAAGACTTGCTCCCATCTTAAGAGTAACCCCCGCTTCAAACCATTGCTGATTTATAAACTTACCCATATGATAATAAGAAGATGCAATCTGACGTTTCTTTAGAATAGCAGAATGCTTATAGTTTAACTCAGCTAATAACTCATAAAGAGCCATGTGATACTGAGCATCCCTAATCTTAGCAAAGTCAAACTTCTGTTGCTCTTTATCAAAGATTGGTAAAAAGTTTAGCCACATGTAGTATTCTCTTGCAAGAAACCATGTGTTACTTTTATCTTTTATAATGACCCCTTTTCTACACTTTAGCTTTTGATCATCCCAATAGGATATAAAGTCTTTTGATTTGAACGGGGCTGTGCAATATACTCCACTATCTCTAAATCTTCTTGACTCAGATATAAATACCTGATTAGTTGTATTGTTGAATCCGTAATCACCGGGTTGTTTGAAAACTCCAAATATGAAGTTGCTGAAGTCCTCTCTGGATTCAAAGCTAGTTGTTGTCCATGTTCCATTGTCATAGGTTGGTATGTCTTGATAAATTTCACTCATAATTAACTGTCATATGCAAGCCCCTGGCCACCTCTAACCTTACTTGATTGTTCATCCTGAAGATCTTTATAAACCCCTTTAAATGATGCTCTAATCTGGTCAAAGTTTTTGGCTGCAGCTACTAGTGAGTTAATGTTTCCATCTCTTCCTGCAGTAATCTGGGTAGTCTCCATGTATCTAGCTAATCTATCTAACATAGATGCCATTCCTTTATATGCTCTTGAGGTAGGAGTTTCATACATTCTTTGGCAGAATAGGAGAGCCGTATGTATATCATCATCTTCTGTAGAAAACTCTGCTTGTATTTCATTTAAGATAATGTGCTCTTTATCTACTTCTGGAGTATGAAAGAAAGGATTCATGTCTGGATTAGGACATGTCATGTAAAACAAATAGAGATATATTTTAAGGTAATCATCTGGATAGTTATCCATTACATCTTTAAGTGCCTTTAAAGTATAACAATGTTCCGTAGGAATTACTATACCATTTTGTACGTCAAATAGTCTGACTAGCATATTACTTCTTTTTAATAATGTAAGGATTATCCTTGAGATAATTAATAACAGATATTACTTCATCATAAAGATAAGGAACTTGCATTGGTATTACATCTAATACCTTTGGTTCCCCATTACCATCTAGTTTAGCAATAGGATATCCATATTGGTCTTCTCCGGCTGTTTCAAATGTAATATGATGAATAAATATCTTTCCTGGTTGAAGTTTAGGATTATGCTTTAAGATAATGTACATGTAGATACTCAACTGTAAAGCATAATGATTAAAGTTACAGTCATCTAAATGATCTACTGGTGATAACATCTTCTCAGACATGCCTTCCCAGTTTTTAAATGATTCTGTTTTAATCTCCTTATTAGTCTTGTAGTCAATGATATTAACTCTACCATTGACTACTTCAACTAAATCTGATTGGCCACATAAGCCTGCTGACTTAAGATAGACCATATGTTCTGGATACACGCCTGGTTCAAGCTTTTGTGAAGGAGCAATCTTTAAACCATTTGGTTGTTCAAACGGTTTAAAAATAGGAACAGTAACTCCATCTCTTTCAATAGATGCTAGTGAACATAAATCAGCTTCTCTTTGGTTATGGTAAAATGTACCAAGACCTGTAGCTCTGTTAGCTTCATTATCCCATATCTGAACAATGGTTTTAGGATCAATAC